TATGTATCAAGCCTGGATTATGATCGGCCCAGAATGCAAGAGCCTTATCATGTGAGTAAACTCAATGTGCGTCAACGCACTTATGATACCGAAACTGACTCATTTGAAACCACTCAAGGCAATGCATTTACTGTGGAACGACTCATGCCTGTTCCATACAAGTTAGGTATTACCCTGGACATTTGGACATCAAATACCAATCAAAAAATGCAGTTGTTGGAACAAATACTAACCTTGTTTAATCCTAGTTTGGAAGTGCAAAGTACAGACAACTTCATTGATTGGACCAGTTTGAGCGTGGTTGACCTAGAGTCAGTGACCTGGACTTCAAGAACTGTACCAATTGGCACAGAGAATCCCATTGACATGGCCACTATTAAATTTAGTTTGCCAATTTGGATTAGTTCACCGGCCAAGGTCAAGAAACTGGGTGTGGTTGAACGTGTGATCATGAGCATGTATGATGCTCAAGGTGATCTAAGCAATGCTGTGACAGACAATGACTTGTTGTTGGGCACTAGAGTCATAGTTACTCCTTGGAACTATGAAATTGTGGTGATTGGCAACCAAATACAATGCTTGCAGGGTCGTACTATTGTGCCCAATGGCGCCAACCAAGATTTGACTCCAACTGAAATTGTAGGGGGCAGTAGTCTATTATGGCCGGCTGTGATCAGTGCATATGGTACACTACGCCCGGGTATCAGCCAAATACGCCTGGATCAAGAGGATGGTACCACTATTGTAGGTACCATTGTGATCAATCCCAATGATGATCGATTGTTGATTTACAACATTGACCAAGACACAGCACCACAAAATACTCTGGCACCAATCACTGCCATTATTGATCCACTAATCTCAGGACCCGGTTATGGTTTGCCTGTACCGGCTGTGGGTCAACGCTATTTGTTGACTGATGCAACTGGCTCAAGAATCAATGCATACCCACCAGAAGCATGGCAAGGTGCTGTAGGACAACAATTAGTAGCAAGTGCCAATGATGTGATTGAGTGGACTGGTATTTACTGGCGAATTGTTTTTAACAGTGTGGCGCAAGCCGACACAGTTCAATATGTCACAAACATCACCACCGGCCTTCAATACGAGTGGACTGGAGTTGAGTGGGTCAAGAGTTATCAAGGTGTTTACGTTGGCGGCACCTGGAGTCTAGTGCTTTGAAGGCAGTGGGTGTGTGGTTCCGTAGCAGGGACACCAAACGCTATCTCTATCTCTTGAGAAACGATGCCAAGCATCCAGGTGCCTGGGGTCTGCCTGGTGGTAAAATTGAAACAGGCGAAACGTTGTTGGGTGGCATGGAACGTGAGTGCATTGAAGAACTGGGTTTCTTTCCCACTTACTTGCGCTTGATACCACTGGAAAAATTTACATCAGCCGACTTGGCTTTTGAATATCACACTTGGGTTTGTATTGTAGATGCAGAGTTTACACCCAGACTCAACTACGAACACATGGGATATGCCTGGATTGATGCTGGCACCTGGCCCAAACCCATGCATCCTGGTTTATGGAACACCATGAATATTGACGCTGTGCAACAAAAAATTCAGCAAGTGGAACAGACTTTGTGATTGTGGGCGTTATTGCGACCACTGGGCCGCAGGTTCGGTTGCCCAATTTAAATTTCCAGCAGGCGGATTTACTGCAATAGCGCGAATAGTATTTCTATAAGAAATAAATTCTGCTTGATTTAACAAATGTGGTGTATTGTTTGGATTGATAACATCTGGTTGATTGACCCAATCTGTGTTTGCAAGTTTTTCCATCGCTATATTTTTATTGTCTTGCGCGGTACAAATGTAAACTGGAGGCGGTACATATTCTGCAATATCACCATATTTTCCAGCAATGCAATCGTTATAAATTTCTACGCCATAACTTTGTGAATCATTTGGATTTGCTGTAAATGGTGATAAGCCAAAAATCTCAAAATTTACAATGCAATTTATTGCAGTATGTTGTGCATCACACCATTGCAAATTAGTAACAGTTGTGTATTCCATTTTTTATTTCCTTTATGCGTAACGCACCCATAGTTGGGGAAATCCATACGAACCATTTCCAGTTGAAGTGCCGACCGCTCTCCATGAACCCGAACCAATACTAGAAACCGGACCCATGGCATTTGTATATCCTACCCAAGCAGAATCTGAATTTCTATAATATAGTGCGGCTGGTACATTGTATAAACTACCTCCGCCAATTGTTGAATTAATATCGTAATTAGTTGCATTATCAGGTCTGCCCCATATAGTCATTCCAATACTATATATATTAGTTGTTACTACTGCGCCAGTTTGACCATTAAATGATGTAACACCGCCTGCACTGATACCAGTGAGTGCGCTACCGTTACCAATAAAATAACTACCACTAACATTACCAGTTGCTGATATCAAGCCACCTGTCAAGATGTTGCCACCAGTAACGTTGGCTGCTGAGTTAATTGTTGATGTAGCAGATATCAATCCACCTGTGAGCACATTGCCACCAGTTACGTTACCGGTCACTGATACCACTGCGCCCAAATAACTTGTGCCAGTTACAGTGCCTGTGGCGGATATCAGCCCACCTGTCAAATAATTAGATGCTGAACTGTTACCTGTACTAGAAATTATTCCACTGTTTAATAAATTTCCACTTGTGACGTTACCACTAACGCTGATACTCACAAATGAGTTGCTGACTGATGTGCTCACTGTCCAGGCAGTCAGTGTATTGCTATAGGTATAGGTTATACCATTTATGTTGGCTTGTTGACCATTGGTTGGTGATACTGGAAATGCCATGTTATAATCTTCCTACTACTATTTCGATCACACCCGATACACCGTCAAAGTTTTCCAGTGCCTTACCGATCACTGTGCCCATAGCAGGAGTGGCGCTGGCCTGTGCGGCACCGTTGCCGGCAGTGACCATCATGTCACCTTTGCGTATGGTACCTACAACTGATGTTGGCACACGACCTTGAAGAGCCACTGCCACCTTGTGTTCACTTTTGAGTACGCTGTTCATCAAGTGAGCAGGATTTGTACTGACTACGCCAGCCACTCGCGGATCAGCCGCATCTGTTGATACGGTAACTTCATTGTTGCCGCCAAACACCAACACAGTACCTGGAGCATAATTAGCATCTGCTGAATAAAGTTCTGCCAAGTCAGCGTATTGTGCTGTGGTTGCTTTGCCAAACACAGTGTTAAAGTAAACAGTTGCACTACCAATATTACCAACACCGTTTGCGTTGTTATTGACAATGTTACCACCACTGATGTTGCCGGTTGATACAGTTAAACTTGAACCAGTAATGGCCGCGCCTGTAATGTTACCAGTAACTGATACTACAGCACCCAAATAACTTGTGCCAGTGACAGTACCACCTGCTGATATTATACCGGCAGTCAAGATGTTGCCACCATTTATATTACCACTTGCACTCACAACCCCGGTGATGTATTCGCCTGTGGTAGCAAATACTGCCACGTTTGCGGTACCACCAACACCTACAGTGACGTTGCCACCTGAACTTACTACACTTATGTTACTGGTACCACTAACAATTTGTGTGGGAGTGCCAGTAGCAATACCAGTGAGTGCGCTACCGTTGCCAATAAAATAGTTACCAGTCACGTTACCAGTTGCACTTACTAATCCAGTTGTGGTAACATTACCACCTTGGATATTACCGGTAACTGATAAGTTGGCAAATGAAGTGGGGAAACTTTGATCAACCCATTGATTGCCGGTGCCATCATTTATGTACAAATACAATTTGGAAGCATAGGAATCGTACCAAGAATCACCGGGTACAGGATTGGAAGGTGCTGTGTTGGCCTGTGTGGTCCATTTGTAAACTCTAACGCCGCTAGATATTACGTTACCACCTGTGATGTTGCCACTTGCACTCACGACGCCAGTTACATATTCGCCTGTAGTAGCAAATACTGCCACGTTTGCGGTACCACCAACACCTACAGTGACGTTGCCACCTGAACTTACTACTGTAACATTTGATGTTCCGTTGTTGATGTTGGCCACGCTGGTAATAACACCGGTTAGTAATGCGCCATTGCCTAAAATATAATTACCAGTTACGTTACCAGTTGCACTCACTAAGCCACCCGTCAACAAGTTACCACCTGTTACATTGCCAGTCGCGCTGACAATTGCACCAGTTACCTGACTTGCGCCACTTGCGCCTGCTAATACTGTTTGTCCACCTGCAGGGTTAGTCATCACAATAGCAGTGGCGTTGGCACTGATTGTGCTATTACCCAAATAGATTGTGCTGTTGCTTAACCACAAATCTCGCCAACGTTGTGTGGTTGAACCTAGATCATAAGTGATGTTGGCAGCCGGCAATATGTTACCAATCACGTTTCCGCTGATACTTAATCCACCTGTTAGCACATTGCCACCAGTTACGTTGCCTGTGGCTGATACTAGTCCACCGGTTAGATAGTTTGCCGCTGTGCTGTTACCAGTAGAACTGATCAATCCGTTGTTTAGAATGTTGCCACCAGTTACGTTGCCGGTTACACTAACAACCGAACCCAAATGACTTGTGCCGGTTATGGTACCAGCCGCACTAACCAAACCTCCAGTTAATAGGTTGCCACCTGTTATGTTGGCTGTGACTGCTAATGATGTTAGTGTACCAACTGAGGTGATATTTGCTTGTGCGTTACCCGATACTGTGGCTGCATAACTTGTTGTTGGAATGCTCAACGTACCTGTGACGTTGGCACCTGGTATACTAGTTAATCCAGCGCCTGATCCATTAAATTGAGATCCAGTGATAGTTGATGCGGCACTTATTACCCCGCCAGTTAACACATTACCACCGGTAATATTGGCAGTGGCGCTGATCAATCCACTAGTATTTAAACTGCCTGCTGAAATGTTGCCAGCACCGACGTTGGCCACTGTGGTGTTACCACTTACACTGAGTGTGCCTGTGGCCGAAATTGATCCGGCAGTTAAGAGATTGCCGCCTGTGACGTTTCCACTTGCGCTGACCACACCTGTGATGTACTCACCTGTTGTGGCGAACACAGCCACGTTTGCAGTGCCACCGATATTGACCGTGGCATTGCCGCCTGCGCTGACTATTGAGACATTGCTTGTGCCGCTGGCAATATTGCTGGGATTGATACTGATCCCAGTCAGTTGCGATCCATTGCCGAGTATGTAGTTGCCAGAAACATTGCCAACAGCACTGATGTATCCATTTGATACCAGTGTGTTGGCAGTTATGATGTTGGCTGTGGACAGTATGCGTGTCCATGTGTTGCCGACGTTGGAAAACTGATATGTTATGTTATTAACAACAGCAGTTTGCCCGTTTGTCGGCGCTACTGGGAAGGCCATCTTCTATCCTTTATTGCATGCAAATCACGATTTCGATAGTGCCTTCACCGCCGCTAAAGTTCTCCAATGCTTTACCAATAACAGTACCGATTGCAGGATTGGCTTCGGCTCGCGCACGTCCATTTCCAGCAGATACCATCAAATCGCCTTTGGCGATAGTACCAGTTACTTGAGTTGGCACACGACCAACCAAAGCCACAGCAACCACGTGAGCCCCATCTAGGGTGGAGTTCATCAAGTGAGCAGGATTTGTACTAACCACACCTGCCACACGCTTACTGGAATCACGAGTACTTAGTGTTACTTCTTGAGCACCATCAAAATCCAACACAGTTCCAGGCACATACACCGCATCAGCCAGGTAATTTTCAGCCAAGTCAGCGTATTGTGCTGTGGTTGCTTTGCCAAATATAGTGTTGAAATAGTTGCTGGAACTACCGATGTTGCCCACTGCATTACCGTTGGCGTTGACAATGTTGCCCACTGTGATTGTGCCAGTTGACACTGTTAGGTTACCAGCAATGATATTACCAGTAACACTGCTTAAACCAGTTGTGTAGATCCCGGTTGTGGCCACAACAAACACATTTGATGTACCGCCAATTGAGATGTTAGCATTGCCGCCTGATGCACCAATATTGGCTTCACTTGTGCCGTTGAATATTTTACTTGCGCTCAAACCAGTCAGAGCCGCACCATTACCAATGAAGTAAGGAGCGGTCACGTTACCACTTGCACTGACTATACCAGTTACATAGGCACCGGTTGTGGCAAACACAGCCACGTTCGATGTGCCACCAATTGTGATGTTGGCATTGCCACTGGCTGACTGAATATCAATCAATGTGGTACCGTTCTGAATACGGTCTGCAACAATATTACCAGTTAGTGTAGCATTACCAGTCACAGTCAAGTCACCAGTGATACTTAAACCAGCATTGTACCATACGCCAACATTGGCAGTTCCGCCCACTGTATGTGTGATATTGCCGCCAGAACCGTTGACTTTGACATTTGATGTGCCGTTTATGATCTGAGTGGCATCTACGCCTGTTAGTGCAGATCCATTACCAATAAAGTAGGCACCAGTGATGTTGCCGGTTGCACTGACTGTTGTGGCATTGGTGGTTATGAAACTTCCCAATGTATTGGCCGAAACTTTGTAAGTTCCGCCATTGTAATCCGCAGGAACTACTGTGTTTCCATCAATAGTATTGGTGTTGGTTAATGCCGAAATGGTTGACGTTGCCATTATAAATTCCTTAAATTAGTATTAGTTCTTTGCCATCAAGAGTTGTAAGATACAATCCACTGATGGTTGTGAGATACACTACGGCACTCATTTCCCAGCCTCCGGCTATTTGCCATCCTGATCCAATAGTTAAACTCATGATATTTCCTTATATTCTGCCTACCACAATTTCTATTGTGCCTTCTGCACCGTCAAAATCTTCTAGTGCTTTGCCGATTACTGCGCCCGATAAAGGTTCAGCCTCTGCTCTAGCACGTCCATCTTCGGTTGA